ATTTTCCTGTTGGCATTATTTATTCATTACCTCTGTTAAATTCAATAAAGCCACTTGTTTTAGTGTTATTTAAAATATTTTCTTTAGGAAAATAATGTTTTAGACATAATAAAACTTCTTTTTCACAACCTTTGCCAAAATTACTTATAAGTTTAAGCAAACGAGGATTTGTTTTTAAGGTATCTAATAATTCTCCTAATGTATTTATTCCTCCATTAATAATGGGAGGGTCTTGCCAGTTCTCTTTTGACTTGGTTTTTCTTAAAGAATTAACTATTCTAATGTGCATACTTTCCTTCCATCTAATAGAAGATATTAAATAATCTCTTGGATTATCAGATGTTTTTTCATTTTTAATTAGTGGCATTATTTATTTTTTTAATTGTCCGTTATTACCAATTCCTTCACCCGACCAAGATAAAGTTTTTGAACTTGTATCTCTTAAAACAATACCATCAACTAAATTGTCAGGCAAGTTTTGAAAGGATAAAAAATTACGGTAGATAAAATCATCTCTTTTATGTCTATCTTTTTCTAAAAGAATTTTTTTTAATTTACTTTTTGCTTCCATATCCAAAGTAATTGTTAATCTTAAATTAGAATCTATATAATTCTTTTTACTCATTATTTATTTACCTTTTCTATTGTTTTAATTTCATCTAAATGATCTTGAAACTTATAATCAGGTTCATCATCAATCTCAACAGATACAGCTTCCCAAGTTAATTTTTCTTTTTTTTTATTTTTAATTTCTTTTTCCATATTATCTAATATTTTATATTTCATTGGACTATCTTTAAATTTATCT